TCTTGCGCCTGCTGGCCCAGCGCGGCGAGCCGGGCGGCCAGCCATTGACCGGCCAGACGCTTGTTGGCGTGCTGGCTGCGCTCGCTTTGCACCTTGACAGACAGGCCGGTGGCCACATGGGTGGCGCGCACGGCGCTGTCGGTTTTGTTCACATGCTGGCCGCCCGGCCCCGAAGCGCGGGTGGCGGTGTAGCGAATTTCACTGTCCGGCAACGGCGCGGCGGCGCTGTAAATGGCTCCGCTCAGGAACCAGTTCTTGCGCTTGTGCAAGGGCCGGTAAGGGCTGACGCACACCCAGAGCAGGCTGCCCGACCAGCGCCGCGCCAGCAGCCCGGCGGCGGCAGGTTCGCCCGCATCGGCGCTTTCCAGCGTCAAGAAAACCGAGCGCAGCGTACCGGCCACCGGGCCGGGAATCTCTTCGATCACGTTGACCTCGACTTGGGCCTGGCGGGCCTCCTGCAACAGAAGTTTCAGAGCCTTGTGGACGGCCAGGCAGCACTCAGTCGGGCCAGTGTTGGCGGTGATTTGCAGCCAGATCATCAGCAGCACTCCCCGCGTGTTTTGTAGGTCAGCACCGGTTTGCTTCTGGCCACGGCGCGCACCAAGCCTGCGCCCTCCAGACAATCGAGGACGCTGTCCACGTTTTTGTAAGCCTGCGGCGCTTCCTCGTAAATCAGAGCTTTGTCGTTGCAAATAACACGGCTGCCAATCGGCGTGCGGCTGAGATTGTCCGGGCTGAACAGCTTGAAGAGGCGCCCCTTGCAGTCGGTGCGCGCCCACTTGCGCCCGGCGCCGTGCGCCAGCGATGACAGGCTGGCCTGCCCATCGCCGACAGGTTCGAGCATATAGCTGTAGTCGCCGCGCGAGCCGGGCAGCATGACCAGACCCTGATCGCTGGGCGTGGCGCCCTTGCGGTGCAGCCAGCCGCTTTGGCCGTTGACCTGCGCGGGCGTGAGCAGATTGTGGTGAATGTCCATCACCGGGGCCGCGCTGCAATGCAGGTGGCTGGCCACGCGCAGCGTAATCACGGCCCGGTTCAGCCGGGCAAAATCCAGCGCCGCGTCGTGCCGGGCCAGGTAATGCGCGGCGTCTGCGCCGCTGTCCGGCAGTCCGGCGTGGCTGAAAGCATCGACATGGGCGCGCAAAATTTCCTGACCCAGGCCACGCGAGCCGCTATGCACCAGGATTTGCAGCTTTTTCAGGCTCAGGCCCGAGCGTTCAAACGCCGCCGCATCCCGGATTTCGTCAATCACCTGCAGCTCGACAAAATGGTTGCCGCCGCCGATGGTGCCCAGTGAGCGCAGCTGCGACGAATCCAGCCCGGCTTGCGCCATGCGCTGCGCCAAGGCGTCGATTTGCGCCTGCAAACCGGCATCCCGGTTTTTCAGCACCGCCCATTCATCGTCGTCGATGGGGCCGTCGAGGTTACCGAGTTGCTTGTCGAGCTTGTCCAGCTTGACTTTGCTGATGGAAATGTCGGTTTGCGCCAGGCGCATGCCGCAGCCAATATCGTTGCCGACCAGCGCCGGGTAAAAGCGCCCGCTGGAAAAAAACGCGGCCCCGACCGGGTAGCCGCGCCCCGGATGCAGATCGGGCAGGCCGACGACCTGCTGCATGCCGGGAAGTTGTGCGGTAGTAAAGCGGCTTTGATTTCTGGATGAAAAGCGTTTGAAAACCGGATGAATAATATTCAAAGAAATTCGGTGATTCCAGGACAGCTAATAACCGCCAGATTGATGGCGGTTTTCTTTTTCCGTGGTCCACCGGGTGCTGCCGGTGTTCAGGTACTTTGCCCAAGTGGAGCCTGCCCGGTTGCCCTTCGACTAGCCCCCGCTTGAATACGGAGGATCGGTCACTAAAGTGGACTCAACAGGCTGTCCACCGCCGCATCAGCAGCAGCAGCAGCGCGTTGCTCATCCACGGCGGCCTTGAGTGATGCCTTATCGGTCGCTGTCTTGACCACCGTGCGGGCCGTATTCCGCAGCTTCTCGGCCAAGCCGACCACTTGGGCATACGCAGCCGACTTGGCCAGCACCGAGGCGGCCCACGCGGCCTTAGCGGCATCTGTAGTCATTCCGGCACCAGCGAGGAACGCCTGGCCGGCGGCGCTGACAGAGGTCTTGTTGGTGATGGCGCTGGCCACTTCCAGTTTCAGCGACCAGGTGTCTTTTTCGACTTGTGTCGGATTTCCGACCAACTTCTGCACTGTGGCCGCATGAAACTGATCAATTGTTAGAAACGCAGCTTTTTTTGCAGCAGCAAGAGCCGCGACTGGGTCAATCACTGGGACAAAAGCAACCGTCCACTTTCCAGCGCACCAGATGTCCTTCTGACTCGATGGCTTCAACTCTGTGGCGTTAGCTGGAACCATAAAAACACCAGGTTCCAAGGGTGATTCATCGGCAAGGGCCTCGGAAATGAATGCCCCTGTGAGAGGGTCGTAGTTGTAGACTGTCTTTGTCATGATGTCCTCGGTCAGTATTTGATGCAGGCGAGTAGCGCGATATTTCGTGGGCGAATAGATCGGTTGAAAGACTCTGGGGAGTTAACTGGCACGAGATACGACACTGTCGACGAATTAGTGTAGTGAAGCGACAGACTGAAAGGGATGCCTGCCTCATATCCGAGTGCAGGCAAGTTGTTACTTGCCAAATCAAGGGAACCAAGGACATTCAGCTGATCGTTGTCAACCAAAATCTGAGTTGAAATTTGCGAAGTACCGATGCCACGACCTGAATCAACGCCTCGACCGTCGTCATAGCCACGCAAGAACTCACCACGAAAGTCTGGCAGGGTGAACGTGGTAATTCCGTCGCCGACCCCGAATGTTGTCCCAATTTTCGCGAACAGCGTTGCATATGCGGTTCTCGATACCGCCGCACCATTTGCCTTCAAGTACCCAGCTGGAGCAGTTGACATGGCAAAGAAAGCGACTGCCCCCGCCTGATCAAGCGCAAGGGGATCAAGACCCCCAAACTTCGCAATCAGCGCCTGCCGCAACTGGGTGTTGTCACCCTTGTCCAGAACCACACCAGCCCACTCAATGAACGTGGCCAGCTCTTCCTGGAGTGCGTTCAAAATCTCCGGTGTGATTTCTGTCGGCGGGCGGTTGATCGCCGGGTTTTCGGACACGAACCTGTGATTGATATGCCCGGCTCCATCAATTCTGTGCATAGCTTCCTCCTACTCCTGAAATATCTTCAAACCACAAAAAAACATGGGCCTGCTTGAAGGCAGAGAGTGCCTCCCACAGCACCGCCGGATTGACTATCGAGCGGTAATAGCGCACTCGCAGCACATAGCGCCCACGCGTGCCCCACAGGCGGTCGCCAGCATGGCTACCGACGCGAAACGGCCCCAGCAGGTGATCCACCTGCACCAGGGAAATCGGGAATATCTGCGCAGGTGCCGCCTGGCTCCATAGCCGCTGCCCCACCTTGCTGCCGACTGCGAAAGTGCGGCGCGGCATCGTTTCTGTCAGCCCACCCAGAGCCTCCTCGGCCACCCGTCGATAGGCCCTGATATGCCAGCTACTGATCCTAGGCCGGTGGGCCTCAATGGCGCTGTCCAGAACCGCTTGGGCCGCAGCCTCGACACGGGCAAGCTCTTCGGCAGTGCCGAGCAACAGCGCATCGCCAGTTCCGCCTTGCGGCCACTCCCAAGCCGCGCCCGGTGGCAGCAGCGCCTTGAGAGCACCGGCGAACTCGCGGGCGGAATGCTGGGTAACTTTCATGACCAGATCACCGGATTGAGCACAAAGACCTCGCCCAGCGCAACAGCCAGATTGGCGGTCGGCGCCAGCCGGATGTACTGAGTGGTCACTGTGGCGATGGCTCCATCAATCTCGCCGACGGTCAAGATGGCGTCTTCGACAGATTCACTCATCACCAGCGCACTTAGGGCTGCCTGGATGGCCACACGGTTTTCGGCGGAATCCACCTGGGGCAACAGGTCAATGGTCACCGTGACCCGGCGAATGATCGGGCTGTCCACGCGCCAATCAGCGGTGGCCGGAGCGATGTCCACGAGCTTTGATTCAACAGCGACCAGCACGGCTTCAGTCGGCATCCGATCCGCCAGGGTGTCGCAAATTGGCCGAACAACCACTGTGCCAATCCCTAGCGTGTGCAGGGACACCAGTGCGGCCGTGACCGAGGGATGCGCAGATTTCGCCCAGAATCGGTAATCGTCAGGATTCCCTGATCTGCCACCGTCCTCATTGCCAACGCGCACCCGCCATTCATCGGCGACGCGCACTCGCCAGTCATCGACCAGCTCCTCCTCGGCGCCGCCAGTAAGCCCCAGGCTGCCGACGGTCAGAGAGCCTGCAACGCCCAGCACAGGGTCAATGAGCATCAGCGCCTGACCGGCAATCAAATTACCCGCGATGCCGACGGTATTGCAGCGCACAGGAATGGACGTGAAGCCGGGACTGAGCGCAACCGCCTCAATGACCGTGTAGTCCAGTCCGTTCTGTCCGCGCAACGGGGTGCCCGCCAGCAGGTGCGTGCCAGCAGTGCCAGCCGCCAGGGCATTACCGACAGCGACGGTGGCCGCCAGCCGGTCCACACCGTAGAGGGCAGACCAATCGTAGAGACGCTCTTCCTCGCACGTCAGCGGAGAGCATTGCACATCAATCCAATCCAGATAACCATGCTGGCTATGGCAGGCCTGCGCCCAAGCTGCGGACAACGGGTTGCGCAAAACGGCAGGCATCGCAGCCAGGTCGGCCTCGATGCGGGTGGTCAAGTCGCTATAACTTGGTCTGGTGTAGTCGGTCACAGAGGGGCTTTCACAATGAACTTGCGCCCATTGTGAAAGCCCGAGACCTCAAGCGATACGCTGGAAACGTTTCCAGCCGAATCCTGTGACACCACTTCTTGAACCTCAATACCGGTCAGCGCTGGTGCCTGTTCTGTCAATGCAGTTCGCACCATGTTCAGCGCTTCCCGCCGGGCATTGCTGTTGAGAGTCTGGCGGCGCACATGCCACAGACCGCTGCCAGCTTGGGCCTGCGCCCACCAGCCGCGCCTGTCAAAGCCGTCGGCAACGCGGCCCGCTGGCGCCTCGGCATCGGTGAACAACACCCCATAGATTAGCGTGGCCACAGCGGCATCGGCATCGTCCAGCGATGGATCATCAAATGCCAGGTCGAACCGGCCCCAATCTGTCTGCACCAGTTTCAGCATTTCAAGTCACTCCCGAGGTCAGCTCACCTGGCCCATTGCTGGTGTGGGTATGGTCATTGCTCACGTCTTTGTCATTCACTTTGAATTCGCCAGCGATGTTGAGCCCACCGGCCATCTTCGCCACACCGCCACCCGCGCCGTAATAGCCGCCGCCCGATTGCGTCTGGCCCGCCACCACCAGGCTGCCGCCGATCTTTGCATCCCCCGTGGTCTCGAACAGCGGTGTGCTGGCTATCACCTTGGTGGCCGCTTTCGCTTCGATGATGCCGCCGCGCTTGATATGCACCCAGTTGCCTTCATCATCGTGCAGGGCGACTTCGCCTTCAGCCAGCTCAACCTGGTAGCGCTTGTCCCCAATCACGAGGGCCACGCCATAGGAGCGGTCACCGGCCGGAAACATCAGATACGTCTGGCAGCCAGGCTTGGGCCGGTACGAAAAGCCATAAGGCTCGACGCGGTTGATGTTGTTGAGGGTTTCCCCGTCGAGCACCTTCACCTGCACCTTGTCGGCGCCGATCAAGGTGCCCACGCCGTGGGCAAACATCAGCTGCAGGCGGCTCCAGATTTGACCCATCATTTCCGGCCTCCCTTCGTCCCAGCGCCGCGCTTGGCCTTCTTCTTTTCCTCGCCCATAAACGCGTCCCGGTGCATCACCTGCAGCAGCGTCACGCTGCCGCCCTTGTTGTCCAGGCGAAACGTGCGCTCGCCAATCAGGAACACATCGTCGATGCCTTCTTGCGGGATGATGACCCGCACCTGGGTATTGAGCGCCCAGCATTTCAGTTTGCCGTCGCCGTCAAGGTAGCGCCAGCCCTGCACTTCCAGATCAATGCGGTGGGCGCGCGCCAGGCGCCGGTTGCGTTCCAGCGTTGCCCTACGGCCGCAAGCGCCCAGGCTCTGGCCATGCTTGTCAGCCACGACGTGCATGGGCCGGAAATAAGTGATTCCGGCATCCTTGGCCGCACCCTTCAAGGCCGCGTCGCTGGCATAGTCGTAGCCCTTGATGACATAGTCCGAAAAGCGCAGCTTGAACTCATCGACCACCTCGTAGCGCTTGATATGCACCCCGTATTCCAGCGAGGCCACGGGCGCTGCCGCAGTGGGCGTGGTCAGCACCAGGCCGCCATCGGGCGAAGAGTAAAGCAGCAGGTTGGCCGAGCGCGCCGCGTTGATGAGCGCATTGGCGGGCAGCTCGCACTGCATTGAAAATGCTGGCACCACAGCGGTTTCGGTTTCGATCTTCACAGGCACTTTGAACGTGCTGCAAAGCCGCTTCACAATCTCGCCCAGCTTGAGGCCGGACAGGGTTTTTGAATACTGGCAATCGACCAGCTCACGACCCAAAGAGCGCGCCTCAAGGTTAATAGAGTGGCTGTCGGCATCGACTGACCGGTGGACGCTGTCCGGCCGTACTGTCGTCACCAGCTCGCCGCCGATCAGCACCTCGGCCACGGTGTTGGCCGTCATCCCCAGAGAATCGCCCGTGCCAGACTGGGTAATAGACAGGCGCGCCGAAGCGCACAGGTCGTCAACCGAACCCCGAATTTCCACTTTTTGCCAGAACCCATAACGCTGGCCGTCGAAGCGGATTTCTGCCATCGCATCATCCATAAATATGCTTTCTCTCATTGAGTTTGCGATTTTGTGCAAACTCGGAAATAACGTTGGGCGTCACACTGCACCCCAACCCGCGTGCAGTACGTCTTTCATGCACGTTGCGGCTGTACTGCGTCGTGGCGTGGTGTCCGCAAATGCAAACCCACCCCCTGAACCCATGTCGCGTCCACATGCTTTTCTCCCAGCCGCTTGCCAGAGCGTTAGCCATAAACCCTGCCCTTTACAAACAGTGGATGGCGTACCGCATTGCGCGCCAGGAATACCACCTCATCAACCCCAAGCCGGTGGGCCAGCACGATGGCAGGCATAGGCGACGTTATGTCGCGTAAGGAAGCTGGTTTGAGTTCCTGCGCCAGCAGCGCCTCGATCACGCTGGTGCGGGCGGCTACGGCGGCCTGAAACACCGTATCGGGCAAGCTGGGCAGCAAGCCGTCGAGCGCTGCCACCACGCTAGCCAGCGCCGCATCGCGGTCAGCCTCGGCCCGGTAGTCGGCCATCGCCACCTGTGCGGCCGCAGTCACCAGCAGACGGCTGCGCAGGGCCGATTCGCGCTGCAGGTTGCGCCTGACTGCGCCATCAGTGGCCGCAATGCCAGGCGGCGCAATGACGCTCTTGGCCGTGGCCACGCTGGCGATGCGCGAGACCACGCGGGGCCGCGCCGTGTCCGACAAGCCGGAACCGTCGGCACCGCCGCCCAGCGCATCGGTCACGCCGCGCAAAGCGCTGGCATAAGCGGCAGGCACGCCCATCAATGCGGCCAGATCGCCCTTGACCCCGGCAATCAAGCCCTTGAGCTGATTGGCCCAGGTGAGCGGCAAGGCCGCCAGGGCAATCACCTGCCGCAGCACCTCCAGCTGTTGATGCACGGCCGCAATAAAAGCCGTCATGCCGTCAGCGCTCATCAGCTCCAGGCCAAAATCTGCGACCGCAGCATCGCCCAGCTTGCGGGTTCGGTCAAAGGCCACGTCCACCTTGTCCTGGACGGGCTGCAGCGTCTGGCCGCCCTGCACAAACTCGATAGAGACTGCGCAATAGCCACCCTTGTCGTTGCTGTCCTGCCGCGACCAGGTGTGGGCACGCACCCACAGCAAGCCCAGCCACGGATGCGTTAGCCAGTCCGCGCCGGGCTCGGCCAGCTTGGACAGAAAGCCGTTGCACTCCAGGTCATAGTCCGGGCCGATGAAATACGCGTTGAGCTTCCAGTCCTCAGCCTTGCGCCCCAGGTCTTCCACCAGCGGGTATTCAGCGCCCGGAAACTCATGCACCACCAAGCGGCGCCCGCCCTTGGCATCATGGCTGTCGGTTAGGAACTCGAAACCCCGAAACGAGGCGCGCGCCATACGGTCAGTCCAGCTCATCATGGCACTCCATAGAGGTTGCCCGTGTTCATCTGGACGCTGCCGCCGCCGCTGGTCTGCATGGACTGGGCCTGCAGCACCAGGCCGGGAGCCAGGCCGACGGTCATCTTTGCGTTGACATCGACGGGCTTTTGCTCGACGGGCTTGAGCAGGTCTTTGATGCCCTCCCAGGCAAGCCCAAGGCCGCCGCCCACGGCCGCGCCAATGCCGGTGCCCAGCACCGGGACAACACTGCCGAGCGTCGCCCCAAGGGCCGCGCCGTTCAGGGCACTGGAGCCGTAGCGGCTGATGGCAGATTCCTCGCCGAAACCTTTCTCCAGGGCGTAGCCGCCAGCGATGGCGCCGAGACCGGCGAGACCGCCCGCCTTTGCCCCTCTCATGGCACCCTGGCCGACCTTGCTGGCGCTGACCCAAGCAGCGGCCCTGCCAATCGCACCGGTCCCAGGCAGACCGCCGCCCATCGTCAGCGATGCCAGCCCAGCTGCGCCAGCCAGCGCTGCCAGCGCTGTCGTGGCCAGCGCGGTGGTGCCCACCAGCAGCGGGTGCTTGCTGGCCAAGTCGGAAAATGCGGCTGCAGTCTTCCCTATGGCTGGCGTCAAGTTGTCCATCGCTGCTTTTTGCGCGGTCGCGCTGTCTTCTTTGGCCTGCTCCATGCTGTAGTCAGCAGTGCTTGAGATCACGGAATGCGCAATGCTGGTGGCCGATTTATCCTCTGGTACCGTGTATTCGCCGCGCACTTTTCCCAGCACATCCTGGGTGTACTGCTGGTTGTTCATCAGTCCCAGAAAAGCCATCAAGCTCTGTTGGTTGTGGAAGATTTTCCCGACCGCAGTTCCCTGCACCTGGGCAACCATAGATGCAAGGATGTCCCGCTGTCCACCAGCGTCATCTTTGGCCGTGGCGCGCAGCTTGGCCTGCAGTTTCTGGTAATTTTTATCCTTGGCAAACACCTTCTCTGCCAGCTCCATCGTGGCTGAAACCTTGTCGATGCCCCGGCTTTGGTAATCCAGGTAAATCTCATCGACCTCCTTCATGCGCTTGTATTTTTCGCCCTTCTTCATGGGCTGACCATTGCCCAGCAGTTGCTCGCCAATGAATTTTCGGAAGTGCGGCGTATTGAGCTCGTTCAGCAAATCGCGCAGGTTGTTGCCGCCCTCGTCTTTCGTGCCGGACGTGATCACCGACGCCTGATTCCAGGCCGCCAGCTTGGCAAAGCCCTCTTTGCCAGACATACCGAGATTGCCCGCCATCGCCATTTGCTGCGGGAGCCATTTCGCCATGTCTTTGAGCTCAAAGCCGCCTGCCTGCCCGGCGGCCATTGCCGCGCTCAAGACGCTGGGTAAATCTTCAGCGCTGATTTTGAAACTCTGTTTGGCGCGAATTGCAATGGTGGCCAGCGCGTTCGCATCGGTTCCCGAGGCTGAACTGGATTTCATAATTCCCGGCAGCATCTTGATGGCATCGCTATCGGAGACAGTGCCCGAGGCGATCATCGTGTCCAGCGCCCCCGCCGCCTGATCGCGTGTGCCACCCCCTTCGCGGCGCGCCTTATTCACCGCACCTTCCAGCGTCTGCATGCCGATTTTCCGGCCAGCGGCATCGCGCTCAGCGTAAGCGGTATTGGCCATATGCGCGAGCCGCCGGTCATAACTCATCGCCTGTTCGGCTGGCCCCTTCAGGGTGTAAGCGGCGGCGGCGACGCCCACGATGCCAGCGGCGCCATAACGCAGCACCTTTTGCCCCCGCTGCACATCGGCCTCTGCCCGCGCCCGGCGCCCGGCCTCATCGGCCTCTATCCGCGCCAGGCGCCTGGCCTCATCGGCTGCCTTGCGTTGCGCCGAGGTGAGGTTGCCCATTTCATTGGTCAGCCGGGTCACTCGCGCCTGCACCGCCGCATAGGCCCGTTCCTGCTCCTGAGCGCTGGCAAACCCGGCGGCCGACAGCTTGGCATAGGCGCGCCGGGTTCCTTCTATTTCCTTCTGAATCGCCTTCTCGCTGCGCACGCCCAGGGTTTCCCTCGCCTGCGAAACTGCCTCGTAACTGCCGCGCTGCCGGGCAGTGCGCTGTGCCTCATCGGCCGCCTTCTTTTGCGCCGAGGTGAGGTTGCCCATTTCATTGGTCAGTCGGGTCACTCGCGCCTGCACCGCCGCATAGGCCCGCTCCTGCTCCTGCGCGCTGGCAAACCCGGCGGCCGATAACTTGGCATAGGCCCGCCGGGTGCTTTCGATTTCCTTTTGAATCGTCTTCTCGCTACGCACGCCCAGGGTTTCCCTTGCCTGCGCAAGCGCCTCGTAACTGCCGCGCTGTCGGGCAGCGCCGCGCTGGGCTGCATCGGCAGCGCGCTGGGCGGCCCCTTCGGAAGCAGCGCCAGCACGGGCAGCACCTCGCTGGGCCGCATCGGCGGCGCGCTGGGCAGCCCTTTCGGAGGCGCTCGCGGCTGCTGCAGCCGCCTGCTGTGCGGCTTGCGATGCGGCCCCAATACCAGCCGTCGCGCCGTCCCTCAATCTCAAACGCAGCTCAACATCAACAGCAGACAACATAAAAAAAGCTCCAGTACCGGGGTATCTGGAGCTTATCGGGGGAGCGTAAAACTGGGCAGGCGGGAAACGTTTCCCGCCCGGCCCGCCTGGGGGCTAACTGAACTTTCTGCCGCTCAGCGCGGCGGCCAGCTGGGCCAGGACAAATAGCTTGGCCAGCGGCATCGCCTCAACCACCGGCAGCGGCTGGTGCATCACATGCATCAGCAGCCCGACGGCAGTCAGGATGCGGACAACTTTTTTTCAGCCGCATCCTCGCTTTTTTCATCCCCCACCTCATCGGCCTGGATCAGGTCGTCGGCGATCTTTTCGGCGGCTCGGTAGTCGGGGCCGTGCAACTGCTTGATCAGGCTTTCGTCGGTGCCGGTCAGGTTGGCGATCAGCGCGATCCGCTGCGCCACGCCGCCGCGCACGTCGAACGCCAGGTAGTCCCCGGCCGTGGTGTGGTCGCGGAAGGTCAGGGCATCGACCGTCTTTTTGCCGAAAGTCAGCGGGTGCTTGAGCTGTAATTTCATATTTTTTCCTGGTGGGTTTGGTTGTAAAAATCGGCTTCCTGAGCGCCAGGGCTTGGGAATATTGATAACGGCGGTTCTACGAGGCAAGCAACAAGATAATTTCGCGAGTCTCAAACTGTGCGACCGGCTCATCGGCTGTTCCGCTTCGGATAATCAGGTATCGGATAGCCATCATGTCTGCAAGCGGTATAGCAATTGAGCTATCAGCCTCCACGACAATTTTGTATTCCAAACCGGAAGCGTCCCGGTGATACGTAGGAAAGAGACCACCATCATGGCTGACCCGAAGCGTGATTTCGGCGGAGTTCCAGCCGTCGGGCAAAATAATCCCACCAAGATGCATCGCACCCAGATCAACAGGATAAGACTCGGTGTTGCCACCGGGGATGACGGCTGTAACGCTGGTTTTTTGGCCCGTGGTGACAGGCACAGGGGCAGCACGCAGTTGCTCATCAGTGAGCGGCACGACAGCCGGGGCGCCCGCCATCAGCACGCGTCCGTCAGCATCGACCGCCACTTCGATGAAATGTGCCAGGCCAGCGCCATCGACATACTTGCCCAAAATCAAACCTGCCATGGATGCCTCCTAGGAAATTTGCTCAGACGTGTTGGCCATGATGGTGATCTTGCTTTCACCATCGCCGACGGGAACGGGCTCGGTCACGAACGCCTGGCTCATCATGTGGACGCTGCCGTCGGCCAGGCGCACCGTCACGTCCTCATTGCTGATCGCGTTGAGCGCAAGCACATCCACCCCGCCCAGCAGGTTGATGGAGAGTTCCAGCTTGGCCGGCACACCCGACTCGGTGAAGCCGCCGTCTGCGGGCAGGCGGCCGCCCTTGTGCTCGCGCTTGAAGCCGCTGGGCGTGAAGGTGCCGGGCTTTTCCGCCAGCGGCAGCTTGCCGATGGAGGGCACCGACACGGTGCGGATATTGTTGATTTGTGCCATGTGTGAAGTCCTTTCAAATCAGGGTTGAAGTCAGTACGAAGGCACTGCCTTGCGAAAGCTGGAGCGGCCCGCCAGGATGTAGAACGGCGAGTTCACCACCGGGTTGTCCTTGAAGTTGAACCGGCTCGGGTTACCGGGGTCTTGCTCCACGATCAGCGTGCCCTTGTAGTAGATGTATTCCTGGACCCAGCCGTACTCGGCCATCAGCACGTTCTTGTACAGCGACAGCAAAAACGCCTTAACGCCGTCCACAGTTGTGATGGGCAGGCCGGGGCGGAAGCCTTCATCGCTCTTGGCCGCCACCGTACCCCGAAACTTCTTGATCGCGCCCATGCGCTGCTCGTAGCGGATGCGCTCCATCACCTCGGCCACGTTGATGTCCAGGTAGGCATCGTCGGCGCTGCCATCCGAGCGGTACATGTACATCGAAATCAGCCGCTTGATGTAGCACGAGCCGTCCTTGCCCACTTCCATCAGGCTCATGCCCTTGAACAGCAGGCTGTTGCCGTTCGACCAGTCGTGATAGCTCACTGCCTTCAGGCCGGGCAGCGGCGTGCCTTCCAGCGACATCACGGGGTTGTTGTACAGCTTTGGCGCGGCAGCGGCGGCCAGGGTGGCGGCGGCTTCCCACGTTGTAGGCGGGTTCAGCGCCAGCGACAAGTCGGTGATGTGCTCGTAGTTCTTGGTTTGGCCAAAGGCCGCTGCTGCCGAGTAGTCGCCCCGATGGGCCGCGAAGGCGCGGAAACCGGCCTGCACGGGCGGCTTGTAGCGGCGCTGGCTTTCCGTGTGCCAAGCGGCCAGGGTGGCTGCGTCGTTGATGCCCAGCACAACATAGCGGAACCACGTCTGGCCGATCATCGCGCTCAGGTTGCCCGGCGCTGGGTCACCCGTGCCGCCAGACATGGCGACGAGGCGCAGCACCAGCCCGGCGGGCGTGTCCTCGCCGTAGAGGTTCAGGCGCAGGTCGATGGCGTTGCCGCAACTGCCCTTGTGGCGGGCGGTCAAGGTCACCACGGCCCCGGCAGCGGCAGCCGTCACCGGGATGTCGATACCGGCGGCGGTGATGGCGGCGGCCATGGCCGTGGCGATCTGCGCCGCAGTCTGGCCGATGGCCACGCCCACGCTGATGGCGCGCTGGGCGATGTACAGGGCCAGGGTGCCGCTGGCCGTGGCGGCGCTGGTCACCGTGATGGTGCCGGTGGCCGCCACGCCCGCTGGGTTGTCGGCATAGGGCAGCATGTATAGGTCAAAGGTCGGATCGACCTGGCGGTAGCGCGCCGCCATTTGCGCCAGCATGGAGCCGGCGCCCGCCTTGGCCTTGGCGTCCTCGATGCCAGACAGGCGCACGACTTCGCCGACCGGGGCCGTGCCAGTCGGCAGTTTCTGGCCCACCAGCAGCACGACGGGCAAGTCGCCGCCGAGTCCGGCCTGGCTGCCGTCGATCTCGATATACGCGCCAGGGTAGCGCAGCGCCTGGGGCACTTCATTGAAAGGAATGGTCACAGGTTTTCTCCCACAAAGTTGAAGTTGAAGTCGAGCCCGTCAGATGCAGGCGGGTCAGGTAAATAGTTGGTGATCAGGGCTTGGAAGTCGTAGCGATCGCGCCAGTACAGGTCGCCGTCGGTGTACTCCAGCACCTGGCCGCCAGAGAAATTGAGCGGGCGCACGTCCGGCTCCATCTCCCAGCCCAGCAGCAGCGCCTTGACGGCCTGGCGGTACTTGAGCAGCTCGTCGTCGGTGTCGCCCTGGGTGTGCGTGCGTGCGTTTTCGATGGCAATCACCACGTCAAACGCCAGCGTCACGTCCTCGGCCCGCTCCCCGGCGTGCTGCACCTTGTCGGCTGCCCGCACGACCCAGGCGGCGGGCAGGGGCAAGGCCTCGGGGCGGATGCGGGCAAACTCGGCGGCCCCGGCCACCTGGCGGAACCACACGCCGTCAAACCCGGCGGGCTTGCCGGTCAGCCGCTCAATCAGGGGTTTGAGCGAGATCACGGCCAATCCCAGCTATGGCCGATGGTGCCCGTGTAGCGGCCCGGCCGACTTTCGATCATGGCCGCATCGCCCGACGGCGCCGGGTCAGCGGGCGCGGCGGGCACCAGGTTGAGCTCGCCACGGCTATGGGACTTCAGCGTATTGACCGCGCCCTCGTAAGCCCTGCGCACATCGTCCGTCATGCGCTCGGCCCCTTGCAGGTAGTAGAGCGCCACGGTAGAGGCCAGGCGAGACAGCAGCGTGTTCTGCACCGTGTCCGGGATGCCGTAGGACAGGATCAGCGCGTCGGCGTCGGCCAGCGCCTTGTCGATGGCCTCCAGCGCCAGCGCCAGGGCGGCTTGCACCGCCTGGCTGAATGCGCCCAGGTCAGCGCCCGCGATGGCGACCCGCAGGGCGTCATCGGGCACCATGTCCACGTCAGCAGGCACCGCCAGTTGCGCCAGGCGCCGGGCGTTGCTGCGCGCCAGCAGGTCAGCACGCGAAGCGAAGGCCATTACTTGCCAGCCTTCCTGGGCGTGGCCGGTACAGCCACCGGAGCGGCAGCGTCAGCGGGCGTCGTCGCCTGCGGCGCAGAGGTTTCTTTCTCCGGCTCCTGCAGTCCGGCCGCTGGGGCGCCGTCATCCTTCATGCTGCTGGAGCTGTCCAATGTGGCCGGTACAGCCACCGGAGCGGCAGTCGTCGCCTGCGGCGCAGAGGTTTCTTTCTCCGGCTCCTGCAGTCCGGCCGCTGGGGCACCGTCATCCTTCATGCTGCTGGAGCTGTCCAATGTGGCCGGTGCAGCCACCGGGGCGTCAGCGTCAGCGGGCGCAGGTTCAAACACCTCTTCCACTTTTTCCACCACTTCGAGCATTTGCTCTGCTTGCAGGCGAGCAGCGGTCGCGTTATCAACATCCACCGGCTGCCATTCCTGGCTGAATTTGATCCCGCAGCGAAAGAAGGTCTCCAGACCGCTCCTGGGCTGCACCCGCACTAACAGTGTTTTTGCCATCACAGGCTCCTATTGATCGTTGGTAAAGGCGTTACATCCAGGGCGTGACCACCAGCTGGACTTTTTGGTAGTTCGTGTTGCTCGAACCGTTGGCGTTTTGCACCGCCTTGAGCAGCGCCTCGGCGGCGGCCATGTTGTCCGGGCCGCAGACCAGCGTGTCCGGCACGATGCCCAGCTTGCGGCCACCATCGCCGGTGAACTTCATCATCGCGGCGTAGGCGGCGCTGAAGTTGTCGGCATTGAGGGCGGCCTTGGAGCCGAACGCACACTGCCAGAAGCCGTAGGCGGCTTCACCGCGCCAGCGGCCGCCGAAGCTGTACACGTCCAGATCAAACACGTTGCCGTTCTGCACCGACGTGATGCTTTCAAACTGCGCAGGCACGCGCTCCTGGAGATAAATCGGCGCGGCGGCCCGCTTCGTGCAGAGCAGCACCCACGGCGCGCCGGAGCCGGTCTGCACGTTGCTGATGCTGACGGCCACGCCAGTGCCGCTCTCGTTCGGATAGACCGGGTGGTCAGTGTCGAAAAAATACTGGCCGTCATAGCAAGGCGAGTTAAAGCCGTCGGAAATCGCCTGGAACACCAGGTCATTCTTCAGGTCAGTCGCCGACTGCCCAGCGGATTCGGCAATGGTGCCGTACTGGCCGATGTTGTCGTCTTCGATGTCCGTGCGCTGCACGTCCACCGTCGATTCAAACTTGCGGTTGACCACCGTGTAGGCGTTTTCCTTGAACGCCTTGTGCTGGCGGGCGCCCACCCATTCGCGAAAGGCAGGGAACTGGCTGAGCCATTCGTAGGTGTTGGACTTGCCGCTGCTTTTGACCAGCTTGGCGATCTTCTTCCAGTCGTCGGGCGACATCGCCAGGCCAGCGTTCCAGCGAACGACCAGCGTTGTTTTGAGGGCGTCGATTTGGGTTTGCGTCAGTGCTGCCATCGTCTTCTCCGTTCTGAGGTTGCGGCGCGGCGCTTAGCGCGTGGCCTTGGTTTTGAGGAAATCTTCCGGGGACACGCCCATGCGGCTGCACATCGCCACTTCTTCCTGGCTCAGGCCATTGCCGCCGCCATCCTTGCCGTCGGCCTGCTTCTGGAGGAGGGACACGGGCGAAGTCGCATCGAGGTACTCGGTGAGCGCGGCCAGCGTCTGTTTTTCAGCCCAGGGCTTTTGCGCCGGGACCAAGCGGCCATCGGTCAGGGCCGCCTGCAGTAGCTCGGCATGCTTGGCCTTTTCTGAGGCTAGGGCGGCTTCGGTCTTTTCCTTGTCGGCGGCCTCCACCTTGGTTTTCAGGGTGTCGCGCTCAGTGGTCAGCGCGGCATTCTGGGTTTTCAGGCCGTCGCGCTCGGCGGTCAGCGCGGCCATCTGGGTTTTCAGGCCATCACGCTCGGCAGTCAGGGCTGCGAGCACTTTTTCGTCTGCCATGTTGGCATCCTCCTTGGTTAATAAAACGGAATGTTTGCGGGCCAGATCGGCCAGCTCTACCAGCGCGTCAAGCCCGTCGAGCGCCGGGGTGTTGGTCAGCGCCACCGAGATGATTTCCAGCACCTCGCCGGTCTTCTCGTAGTAGGTGAACACCGCGCTGATGTAGCGATACTGCTTTTTTTGGATGAGTTCGGCGGTATCGCCCACCCACGCAATCTGGGTGGCAAACAGGCCTTTGCCCTCGCGCCACTCCAGAGTGCGCGGAATCCAACCAGCAGCCTCGGCGCGCTGGCCGTTGTATTCACAGCGCAGGCTCTGGTGCTCGAAGTCGATGAGGATGTCGTTTTTCTGCGCTGCAGCGCGGGCGATCACCTGCGCGGCGATGGCCGCGTCAAGCTGCCAGCCGTCGCAGCAGTGCGGGCGGCCATCAACGGCCCGGAACGTCCCGGCGGGCAGCAGGTGGGCCTCAGTCGGCACCACGCCGCCAACGCCTGGCACCAGCTCAAAGGCCAGCGCCGCGATCAATAATTTTTTTGGGTTTTTGGACACGTCAACTCACTCCTGAAAGTGAGGATGAGTTTCATGCGCCGGACTGTTTTGGTCACCGCTGGAAACGTTTCCAGCCAGACTTGCGGGGTGTCATGAGAAAACGCGCTGTAGGCGTTTTGCTGACCAGATGTAGGTTTGCCTACGCCTGTGTCGGAAAGAAGCTCAATTGCGTTTGAAAGCCGTTTGACGGGGATGTTGATGTGGAGTGAAGACCTGCGTTTGATCATTCACTGTGTTGCACGTCAAAAAAGATCGAGTTGCCCAATGATTTTCTGGGCATCAGCGCTGTCACGGCAAATATTGAGGATTTGCCGCGATGACAGGCGATAGCGGCGCGCCAGCAGGTTGATGCTCTCGTTTTGTAAATCTTTGCGGATTTGCACATCACGCAGCCGCAGATAGAGCTTGTCAACCTTTGGTAGCCAGCAGCGGCCCGCCGCATCCATGTGCGGCGCCAGGGTGGCGCGCAGGCGCTGCAGCTCATTGGCATTGAGCTTAAGCGCGATGGAGGTTTTCATCGGGATGTAAACATTGACACCGCCGTATTCCTTAAGCCATGCGCTGGCCCGGTCAAAACCCAGCGCCCGCACCACGGCTCGCAGCACTGCCGGCAGCGTCTTGAGCAGTTCCTCATCAACTTTTTTGTGGGGGCGGCGGGCGCGGGTCATGGCTTACTCGCGTCCCTGCCAGCTTTTGAGGGCTTCGGTGATTTGCTGACACTCGGTCACGGCCAAGCTGTCTAGGTCAGGCACCGGGCGGGCGACCTGCCGGGCGCAAAAGTTCAGCAGCGCGCCCCGACTGGCCTGCGCCACCTTTCCCGCCTGCCCGAGCTTTCCCCACAGGCGCACCAGCAGCGCAATGCGCGGTGGCACCGGCTTGTCCTGCGCGGCGGCGGCACCACGGCCTGCAGCAGGCGCAAACGACTTCTTGCGGGGCCATCCGCGCTTTTCGTAATCGTCGAGCACGCTGCTGAGCTGGATCACCTGCATCGTGCTGGCCGACACCCGGCCCTGCGAGGGCTTTGCGCCGTGGCGCTGCAGCAGGTCGCGGTGCAGCTCGTCAGACCAGCCCGGCAGATTCTTGAGTCCCCAGCCCTTGGCAATGCCCACGAGCTGCAGGTAGTGTTTGACCAGCGTGCTCATACGACCGCCGCAATGTCAAGGCTGATGGGCTGGTACTGATCGGTGGTGCCGATGCGCTCGTAAAAGCGCACGTACTCCTTGCTCCCGACCACCTGCAGGCTCTCGCCGATGGCCTGCATGGCGCGCAGCCACTTCTCGTGGCGGATGTCCAGGCGGCGCAGGCCCAGCACGCGCCCGGTGTTGATCTTGCCTTCCTTGTCGGTGGCAAAGGCGGACTGCACCAGCACTTTAATCTCGTCGCGGCTGCCCTGCGACCAGTCGGTGATGCACTCGTCCACCAGGTGCTTGGCCGCTTGCAGGCGCTCGTCAAACACCATGTGCTCGGCAATGGCCACCTGCACCTTGAAGGCACCATCGAAGCTGTACAGCGTCAGGTTGCCCTTCTTGCCGCCCAGGGCCACGCCGTACTCCTCGGCGGACAAATCGACAAAGGCGTTGATGTCCTCGAACACGCGGATTTTGAATGCCCGCAGGTTGGCGCTGACGATGCGCGCCTGAGCGGCCAGCTCGCGCACCAGCTCGTCGCGGGCACGGTCGATGGGCTTAATCATGGATTCAGGCACCAGGCAGCCTTTGGCGTCGGCGCGGTAGCCCGCCGGAATGGTGACGTTGTTGTTTTGAGACATGGGTTACTCCTTGTTTTTTTGGGTGAGAGGAACATAACTAGCGCAAAAGGGCACACGCTGGCCATTGCGCAAACTAGGCGCCTGGACGAAATCGCTGGCGCCCTGGCGCAGGGCCGTCATGCGCGGGAAGGTGGTCAGCGGTTCGTACTCGCGGCGCGGCGCCCGCTGCGCTGGTTGACTCGTTTTTTTCGACATGGCGGACTCCTTAAGCAACGGGTTGCAGGCTCTTGGCAGGTTTGGTTTCAGGGCTCAGCGAGGCCAGGCACAGCGACTGCACCGCCACGGCATCGACCAGCTCCACGGTCAGCGCGTGACCGCGCCGGAACTGCTTGATGCCTGCAATCAAGCCCTCGGACAACATCCGGGCACTGCCCTTGCTGTAAGCGTGCAGGCGGTCAATCACTGCATCGGGTACATCCTCGGTGCCGAAGGCGGACTGCACCAGGGCCGCTGCGTCATCTTTGGTGATGCACTTCAGCGTCTTGGGCCAGAACCCGGTGCGGCTGCGAATCTGGTCGAACTGCCCTTGCAGCGGCTGGATCAGGCTGTGCAAATGCTCCGTGCCGCACAGCACGATGCCCACGTTTGCGATGTCGCGCAAACGGCGCAGCGTGTGAAGCTGCTTGGGCGTCAACGTCTCGGCCTCATCGACAACCAGCAGGCTGTCGGTGTTGCGCAGGGCATCGACCACGGCGCTGAACTTGTCGTCGATGCTGCCCCGGCCGTCAGACCCGGCAACCACGCGCGCCAGCAGCTTGACCAGGCTCTGCGGCGTCATGGTGGGCGTGGCCTCAATCAGGTGGGTGTTGGGGTGCGTGGCGGCGTAGTGCTTGAGCGCGAAGGTCTTGCCCACGCCAACAAAGCCCGTGAACATCGTGAAATTCTTGTAGCGCCTGGCCATGTTGCAGCTGGTCGTGGCAACGCGGTACACGCTGGTTTCGACAGGGTTCACCACGTCGCCGCTGGTCTCGTCAGCGTGCTGCATGGCCGACTGCAAAGGCACCAGCAGCTTGGTCGGGCTGGTGGCATACACGCCCTTCAAAATCTGGTTCAGGCTGCTGGCCGACACGCGGGCCAGCCGGGCCAGCGCCGCCTGCGAGTAGTTGCGCTCGCCCATCCACTGCTTGATGAGCGCGATCAGGGCCACATCGTCAGCGCTGTAATGCGCAGGCCACGAAGGGATAGTGTGGGCGATGTGGGCGGTGGTTTGTTGTTCTGCTGTCGTCATGATTTATCCAATTTTTCTGTTCAGTGGGTGGGGTAAGAATCGAACGTCAAGTCCAGCACCAGCGGCGGCGGGCGGCTGCCGGTGTCTTCGATCAACTGCCAGTCGCCTTCCAGGGCGCGCATGGCGCCATCGGCCACGGCATCCATGTCGATCACAGGCTGGGTACGGGCCTTGGCCTCAAGGGTCTTCTTCTCCAGGCGACCGAGCTTGTCCTTGAGCGCCTTTTGCTCCTTGTCTGCCAGGAACGAATCGCTCACCACGCCCATCGTCTGCACCAGCGGTGCGTCGCAAATCAGTTGCCCCTTGTCGTTGCGGATGGTCACGCTGTGGTGGTTGAGGATGTCGTACTCCACCAGCACTTCCATGCCGTTCCAGGCGTGCAGGTCGGCATGCAGGTAGCGCCGGTTGTGCAGCAGCACGGCGGCGCGCTGCACCTTGCGCCGCTCGCAGGGGCGGGCCATCTCGGCGGCGCTGGCGTGGGGCGCGATCGGATCGAGCGCGGTCCACTCCTGGGCGCGGGTCACGCGCTTGTCTTCCGGGTGGGCGCGCTGGTGGTAGTCGTGGGCCAGCCAGTCGTTGTAGGCATCGACAAACTGCGCCAGGCTGGGCGGGATGACCTTGCAGCTGTCGATGTCGCGCGCCGTCTTGCCCAGCACCTCCTGGGACATGTCGGGACCGCAGTAGAAGGCGGGCTTCCAGGTCTTGAGGAAGTCGTCGCGCACGATGCGGTGGTAGCGCTCGATGTGCCCCTTGCCCTTGGGGTTGCGCGGAATCGAGTGGATGACGGCCTGCACCCCGGCGCGCCGGTAGTAGCTGGTGTCTTCCAGCTCGGTCAGCCGGTTTTTGTAGCCCGAGCCGTTGTCGATGTAGATGATGGGCGGCACATGGCCCCAGCGCTCAAAAATCTCGGCCCAGCCCATCATGATGTCGTAGCCGCCCTCGTGGGCCATGATGCGGTAGCCCACCAGGTAGCGGCTGCGCAGGTCGATCACATGCATGATCTCGGCCCGCCAGGTCTTGCCCGTCACCGGGTGAGCCAGGTACACGTCGGCGCGGTAGCCGTCGGCCATGTAGATCGAACCGGCGTTCAAATTGCGCGTGTGGCGCTGCACAAACGACCTTTGCTGCTGCTTGTGAAGGTCTTTGCCCAGGCGCGCCGCAGAGTTGGCCCCCAGCTGGGCGGGCAGCGCATCAAGGTAGTTCTTGACCTGCTCATAGGTGCAGTCAAACGCCCACTTGCGCCGCAAGTCCCGATGCACCGCCGCCATGCTGGGCTTGCTGGGCGCGTTGTAGATTTCAACCGCCATGACTTCCCAGCCGCCCTCCACGCGCACGCGGCCCTTGTGCTTTGGCGCCAGCGCCACCTTGCCGCCGTCTTTGTCCATCAACACCCAGCTTTGCAAAACGCTGCGGCTGATGAAGTCGCGCCCGCCCTTGATGGACTGGGCCAGCGCATCCATCACCGCCGGGTGCAGCCGCCTGGTCTTGTAGCGCAGCTCCAACGCCTTGATGGCCATGTCAATCGACACGCCGGGTATGGCAATGGCCCGAATCTCTTCGACGATCACCTTGCGCCGCTGCGCCACCGAAGCGGCGCGCGCGGTCGGGTTGAACACATCGCTTCGGCTGATCAGTTGCGCCCTGGTGGCAGGCACTTTCGTGACGATGGCACGCACAGCACTGTTACGCATGGTTTTGCTCCTGTTCTTTTTCGTGTTCAGTTGGATCAAACTCGATCCGAATGGCCTCGGACTTCGCCAAGGCATCGAGGTAATCGCTGTTGGTGGCCGTCAGCACATGAGCAGGCACCAGCGCGACCAACTGCTCGGGGCCTTCAGGCACGCCGTCGATCTTTTCGAGCCAAACCTGCACCGTGCGCATGCCCAAAAAGCCGGGGCGCAGACCCAACGCACGCAGCGCCTGGTGCTGGTCAGTGCGCAGGCCGCTGGCCCGGCGCGACATCTCGCCCCGTGCCAGCAATTCGCTAATAGCCTGCTGCTGGCTCAAACCAATGTCCTCCGTCAAGCGGCAATACACGGCCAGGCACACCGTCATGCGGTGGCTGGCGGCGGCCTTCTCGTTTTCGGGCAGCACGACCCAGCGGATGGCCGCATTGTTGTGGTGCTCGCGGGCTGCTTGGTTAACCAACACCAGCTCCATCAGCTCGTCAATCTTCTGGCGCGCCTCTTCGCTCAAAAAGGCGAACCGGCTCAGTTGCAAGCTCTTGAGCAATTTTTCAGGCGTGTACTTGAAAGCTTTGCGCGGCATGGCCATCACTCCTTTGCCTTGTTGGGGGAACCCTTGGGGCGGCCCGCCTTGCGCGGGGCGGCGTCCTGGGCAGCGGTCTTGATGTTGGTGTGGCGGCTGGCCAGCGTGGTGCGCAGCAGGCTCAGCTCGGCCAGGAAGTGATTGGCCTCGTCGGCGGTGAACAGCCCGGCCTTGAAGTCCTCGACGGACTCGGGAATGAACCCATCGCCCATTTCGCGCAGGCGCTCAATCAGCAGCATGGCTCGCGCCAGCACGGACTGTGAGGAAAACCACAGGCTGTGAAAGCGGGCCTGGAACTCGCCCTCGGGAAGGCCAGCCTCATCGCTCAGCGCGTTGGCCATAGTGCCCAGCTCGTCGAGAGCGGCGGCGCAGTGGCTGTCGAGCAGCGCCGTCTGCTGGCGCACCACGTTGGTCTCCATCGAGTACGACGGGTTGACCACCTGGGCCGCCTTGAGCGTGTCGATCAGGTCTTCCTTGGCTTCGAGCTGCACTTCTAGGCGGTTGGCGCGCTGGCGCTCTTCCTGCGCGTCGTTGACCAGGACGACGGCTTGCTGCTGCAGCGCCTCTTTTTCTTTGGCGTGCCGAACGATGATGGATTCGGCCAAGTCGATCAGCCCTTCTTTATCGCCCGCCTTGGCCGCTTCGATCAGCGCCAGGCGCTCGTCATCGGGCAGCTTGCGGTACTGGCGCAGTTCGCGGTAGCCGATGCCGATGCGTTGCATTTGGTCGAGAGCCTGTTCACCAAATGCACGCAGGTTGGCAATGTCCTGATTCGCCTTCTCATCCGAGATGCCCAGCAGGCCGCAGAACTCTTCCCACGTTCCCTGAAGGACAACCCCAAACGTGTTTGGTGCAGCCATCCCCTTCAAAGCCCGATAAAGCTTGCTTTCCTTGACGTATGCGAGCTTGGAAACTCCAATCGTTTGGGAAATTTGCCGGATCGCATCGGCAGCTTGAGCCTGACCGAGCAACTGGTTGATCAAGTCGCGCCCCTGCGCATCGCTGGCCGCCGCAGCGGGCGGCATGCTGACCATTGCCGTCAGCCGAGCGTTCTGGTTGGCCGTCTCGGTGTCCCGCACAGGAACAGCGACGGGGTGCAAACGCACAATCGGCTGGGCCGCGCCCATGCCCAAAATGTCCAGGTCGATTTCCCCACTCATGATGGTGCTCCTGGTTTTTTGGCACCGCCGGTCTCACGTTTCTCAGCGGACTCCAGTGCCACAAACACCAGCAACATCTGGCATGCTTTGAACGCATCCTTGGTGGACTTTTTCATCCACTGGACAGCGTCATCAGCATTGCCGTGCATCTGAATCAGAGTTTGGGCAGCTTGGGCATCGGATCGGCCATCCATCACATCGGCCAACAGGCGCAGCAACTTGGCGTTGTAGTTGTTCAGAGAGATTTCTTGGCTCATCTTTTTGCCCAGAATGTCTAGGTTGATTGGTCCGGTCATGACGGTTGTCCTTCTGTAGTGGCGGCGGTTGGGGTGGCGCCAATTTCCACCTTGGTTCGGCGGTGGTGGTAGCGCTTGCTGCTGGTGGGCTGGCGCTCGGCCATCTCGGCCAAGGCGGTGAACTGCTGGGCCAGTCGGCGCAGCTCATCAGGGCGGACTTCGAGTCCGTTGAAGGGCTCGGAGTCGAGCGTCACCAGCGGCTGGCCGAGGCGGCAGCGGCTGATGGTGGCGGCCAGGCGAGCAGTGCTCATGCGGCACCGCCGTTTCGGGTATTCCACAGAGCGGCGGCTTCTTTGCCGGTGTTGCCCACGGCGCAGACGTTGGCCGGGCACGCTTTGTTCTCGCAGGAAAGGAAGTGGAAGTGGTCTTCCTCATCCTCGAAAACATCGGCGACGGGCTGCGCACCGCAGAAGGGGCACGGCAGCAGGCCCACCAAGCGGGTTTTGGGGTCGATCACATGCATGATCTCGGGCTGCAAGATCTCGCCCGTCACCGGGTGCGCAAGGCACACGTCGGCGCGGTAGCCATCGGCCATGTGTGCGCTGGCTGCGAGTTCAGATTTGGTTTGTTTGATGTTGGACATAAAATGCTTCTCGGTTAGTTGTTGGAAATGGGTCTCAAACCGTGCTCTTGCTCGGATTCGGTTTGAGACCCAGCTTCACGGCAATCTGGTGCGGAACACCGCGCTTGCATGGCGTGTAGCCGTTGAGCACGCGGTACACGTCAGACGGTGCGAAGTCGTGATCGCGAGCCCAGTCGCAGATGGGAATGCCTTGGTCAACAAAGTCGGACTTGACCTTTGCTACCTTGGCGGCGAACTGTTCTTTGTCTTTAAGGGTCATCGAGGCTCCTTTTTTTGGTGGTTGAAAAAGATATTTAAAGCAACTGTAGTTAGTTTAACTAACAAAGTCAACACCACCAAGGAACAATATGAATTTTTTTGATGAAGCCACGCTGCGGCTCAAGCAGCAACTCAAGGTCACGGAAGACAAGCAAGTTGCTGAGTGCCTTGGCTTGACATCGCAAGCCTTTGTGATGCGCAAGAAGCGCGAGAACTTTCCAACCAAGGAAGTTTTCGCCCTAGCCGCCCAACGCCCGGAGCTGGGGCTAGACCCCGACTGGATCGTTACCGGCACCAGCACCAAAATGGAAACGGCGGACAACCGGGAGGCCAGCCTGCTGGAGTGCTTTCGCAAGCTGAGTGACAGCGATCAAATCAAGCTACTAGGGATGGCTCTGCTGTGGTCTGAAGAGATGGAGTTGGCGCCCAAGTCGGCTAAAAATGCAATCGTGCTGGACTTAGAGGTGGGTGACCCTCCACCAACGAAGGCGATTGAACTTGACCTGCTCGACGAGTTCGTGGAAATAACAAAAAAATGACGCTCGACACTCGAAAGTTGATGAGCAGTGTCGTGGCAGTCATGTGCATGACGGCTGTGAATGTGTTCGCTGCGGATGTGGTCGATCATGTCAAGGTCGATGGCACCGAAGTCGAGTTCGTAAACGGCTATTACCTGGACGGATGCCTGGAGTACGACCGCCTCAGGAAGCGCGTAGAAAAGATCGACCCTCGCACTTGCAACGGCCTGCGCAATCACCAGACAAGGAAATTCGCGGAAGCCGAGGCAGCGCGGCAACGCACGGAACAAGCCAAAGCCCAAGCGGAGCAGTTCCGGCTGAAGCAGGAGGAGGCGCGCGCTGGACGCGAAGCGGAACAGCAGCAACGCGACTTGAGATACCAGCAGCGCCAGGAAGCCAAGAGGCAATACGATGAGTGCCTGGCTTTGGATACCTATGCCTTGTTTGAGGTCAGCCGGACAATCCGAGAGGCCCTGGAAACCCTGCGCAATATCGCGGCACTCCAAGCCAAAGAGCGCCAGATCCAAAGAGAAAGCGGTGTCCGCTCAATGACGCGGGATTACGAATTGAGCCGAGAAAAAATAGAGGTGTCGGCAGAGTTGAAAACGAATTGGCGTGAGTACAAGCAACAGGGCGGAAAAGGTGTCCGCCCAGAGGATGTCCCCGTACTACTCAATCCTTGCGAGAAGCTTGAATCCGTGATCAGTGGCGGACAACATTGAAGGCGTGGAAGACGGAACAGGATGCCGTCATTGCCGCCAAGATTCGGAAACAGGCAGCACTGTTGAGCCCTGCCACGATGGAGCAGCCAAAATGAGATTCAGAACCGCCTTGCTTGCCTTGCTGGCAACCTTGCCCCTCATGGTTTTTGCCGAGCAGCCCACGTTTCGGAAAAAATTCAACGCAGCAGCAAAGGAAATGGTTCCCGTGCTGCAAACCACCAACTGCACGACAAAGCCTGTCAAAAAAGTGCCAGGCAAAGCCATTACCGAATGCGAGTTGCAAATGCCCAACTCCCTGCTGACGTTCGACAGCATGAATGGTCAACTGGCGGGTGTCTGGCTCATGATGGATTCCTCAAAGCTCGATCATCCGTCGGACATCATGCGCACCGGGGGCATGCTGCTGCGCGCAGCACGGGGGGCATCCTACGGGGACTATCTTGCCGTAGCTGCAAAGGCATTAGATATGTCGAGACAGCAGGGAGGAAAGGAGGTGTGCCTCAACGACAAGGAATCCGCTGCACGCTTTTGTGTCTCCTCCAATGACCGGGGAATTTTCGATATGACGCTCCAGCCCACTGGGAACTAGCCCGGCTGGAAACGTTTCCCGCCTAACCGCGCCTCGCGCGCACGCGTAACCTTTGGTCATATTTTTGATGACACAAAAGGGATGCCGCAATGGCCGAAACCACCACGGGCGACACGGCCCAGATCATGCACAGCCTGGGCCAGCTCACCGGCGCCGTCAGTGCGCTGCAGCAGGGGCTTACGGCCCGGATTGAAGACATTCGCGGCGACATCCGGCGCATCGAAACCACCCAGTCCGCCCGGCTCGACCGGGTTGAAGAAAACCTTACCGGGCAAATCGACCAGCTGCGCGAGGACGTGAACAAGCGTATCGACGGCCTGGGAAGCCGTGTCTCCGACCTGGAAGCCGAGGACAAGCGCCTCATTGAAAAGATCGCCGGGCTGTCGGCCCTGGGCGGTGGCATCGGTGGTGCGCTGGCAGCGGGTGCCGTCGAACTCCTGAAGCGGATGTGACGGATGGCTCACTCGCAAGACATCCGCGACAAGGTGCGTCAGCTCTACGTGGAGGGCATGCCCCTGAACGGCGCCGCCGTGACCTGCGGCGTGAACTACGACACGGCGCGGGACTGGAAGGCCAAGGCGCAGGCCAAGGGCGACGACTGGGACACGGCCCGCGCCGCGTACCGCATCAGCACGCAGGGCGTCGATGACCTGAACAAGCAGCTGGTGGAAGACTTTGCGCGCCAGGTCATCACCACGACCCGCGAGCTGGAAACGGCCAAAATCCCAGCGGCGAATAAGGCTCAGCTGCTGGCCCAGCTGGCCGATGCCTATGCCAAGTTCAGCAAGGCGTTCGCCCGCATCAATCCGTCGTTTTCTGGCCTGTCGGTGGCGCTGGACACGCTCAAGACGCTGGCCGATCACCTGAAGAAGCACGACGCGCCAGCACTGCGCGCCCTGCAGCCGCACCTCGAAGAGGTGGGGGCCATTTTGGGCAAACGCTATGGCTGAAATCGACTGGTCAGACGACTACGAAGACCTTGCCGAGGTCAAGAATCTGGGCGACTTCAAGAAAAAAATGGAAGCGTTCGCCGAAGAGGTGCGCCAGACCATCGAGCTGGAGTGCGAGGCCTTTCCGGTCGATGCGGCGGCCAGCAAAGCGCGGCGCGAGCGGGCCGTGGTGGATTACCAGTTCTTCTGCCAGACCTACTTTCCGCACTATGTGCCGACACCGTATTTTTCGCTGTTTCAAAAGTTCATTTTTGAGCGTTTTCCACAAATCATCGACGGGCCGACAGATGGGCGCGAAGTGCATCAAGCGCCACGCGGCGAGGCCAAGTCAACTTATGAAACCCAGTTGGGCAGCCTGTGGTGCATCTGCCGGGCCGATTACCTGGCCGAGCTGGTGCCGACGGCGTCGAAGAAGGCGCGCAAGCACCTGATCGGCATCATCATGAACACGCTGGAGCAGGCGGCGGAAATGCTGGAAGCGATCAAGGCCGAGCTGGACAGCAATCCGCGTCTGGCCGCTGACTTTCCGAAGGCGGTCGGGCAGGGCCGACTCTGGCAGGCCACGACCATCATCACGGCCAACAATCTCAAGATTCGCATTGGCGGCACCGGCAAAAAGCTGCGCGGTATGAAGCACGGCCCGCACCGGCCGGGCCTGATCTTTCTGGACGACTTGGAGAACGACGACAACGTGCGCGACAAGGATCAGCGCGACAAGGTCGAGGCGTTTGTCACCAAGGCCATCGTCGGCTTGGCTGGCCCGTCGGGCGGCATGGACATCTTCTGGCCGGGTACTTCGCTGCATTACGATGCGGCGATCAACCGCGTTTCACGCAAGCCTGGCTGGCGCCGCAAGGTGTTCAAGTCGATCATGCGCTGGCCGGATCGCACCGACCTGTGGGAGCAGTGGGAGGGCATGTACACCTCGGCAGCAGCCAGCGATGAGGACGGCGCCCAGGAGCAGGCCGAAGCGGATGCGCTGGCCTTCTACCTGGCAAACAAGGCGGCGATGGATGCCGGGGCGGTGGTGTCGTGGCCGGATGTGCGCCCGCTGTACCGCCTGTACTGCATGTACGCGAGCGACCACGACGCGTTCAACCAGGAGCAGCAGAACGAGGCGGGCAACGATGACACGGCACCGTTCAAGAACATCCATTTTTGGGTGGATCGGCGCGCCGACTGGCTGTTTTTTGGGGCCATCGACCCGTCGCTGGGCAAGCAGAACAAGAAGCGCGACCCTTCGGCCATCCTGGTGGGCGGACTGAACCGCGAAACGATGGTGCTCGATGTCGTCGAGGCCGACATTGCCCGGCGCGTGCCAGACCTCATCATCAGCCGCGCCATCGATATGCAGGTCGAATATCGGTGCTTGGCCTGGGGCGTGGAAACGGTGCAGTTCCAAGAATTCATGTACACGGAGTTGCTGAAGCGGGCGGCTCTGGCGGGCATTGCCTTTCCGGGCATTCCAATGCCGGAAAACGTGGACAAGGAACTGCGCATCATCAGCCTACAGCCGCATTTTGCCAACGGCAAGATCAGGCTGCACCGCTCGCAGACGGTGATGATTGAGCAGCAAAAGTTCTGGCCGGAAGCGGATCACGACGACGGCCCGGACGCGCTGGAAAAACTTTTCAAAATAGCCACGCAGTTTGCGGGCGATTGGCAATACACCTCGGCGGCCAGCTCGCGGCGCGATGCGCGCAGCACGCGCCGCCTGGGCAGCAACACAGACGATTGGGAAGACGATGATTAAAGAAATCAAGGCCGCACTGGCGAAAGTGGCGCGCGCTGGCGTGGCCGTCATGCAGGCCGGTGCCCGGTCAACGCAGGGCAACACGCTCAATTACGCATCGGTCAACACGCTGGACCCGGCGCGACTGGCCAGCGCGTTTGCCGCCGCCGATCAGGGTTTCATTACCGATCAGGCGACGCTGTACGAGCTGGTGGAGGAGCAAGACCCGCACATTTTTTCAGAGCTGGCGAAGCGGCGGCGCTCGGTGACGGGCCTGGGCTGGCAGGTGGAACCGCCCAAGGATGCGAGCCAGTCGGAGCTGGATCGCACACTGGAGCTTGACGATATGCTGCGCAAAATTCCACGTTTTGAGGACGCGCAATACGACGTGACCGATGCCGTCGGCAAGGGCTTTGCCGCACTGGAAATCGATTGGAAGACGGGTAGCACCTGGCTTCCGCAGGCGCTGAACTGGGTGCCCCAGCGCATGTTTCAGATCGAGCGCGAAACGGGGGCGATGCAGTTTTTGAAAATGGGCTTGCCGCAGGCGCTGCGGCCTTGGGGTTGGGTGGTGCATGAGCACCGGGCCAAATCGGGCTACATCGAGCAGGCGGCGCTGTTTCGCGTGCTGGCCTGGACGTATGCCTACAAGGCCTACAACATCCGCGACATGCAGCGGTTTTTGGAGATGTACGGCTTGCCGCTGCGCCTGGGCAAGTACCCGGCGGGCATCGATGCCAAGCAGCGCGACCAGTTGCTCAAGGCGGTGCGCAATATCGGCAACGATGGCGCGGGCGTGGTGCCCGCCAACATGAGCATCGAGTTCATTCAGGCGATGAAGAGAGGCTCGGTCGATGATTTTCTGAATGCGACGACCTATTGGGAGCGCAAGCAGTCGATGGCCATTCTGGGCGGCACGCTGACCAGCCAGGCCGACGGCAAGACCAGCACCCACGCGCTGGGGGCGATTCACGACAAGGTGCGCCGGGAAATCATGCTGCACGATGTCGGCCAGATCGCGCCGACGATGAATGCCCAGATCCTGCGCCCGGTGGCGCTGATCAATGGCATGTTCCCGGAGAACCGCCTGCCGAAATTCACCTATCGCACCGAAGAATCGGTGGATCAGTCGCGCATGGCCGATGTGCTGATCAAGGCGGCTGATCTGGGCATGGAAATCGACGTGGACTATGCCCACCAGATCATGCAGATTCCTAAAGCCAAGGCGGGCAGCCAGCTGCTGGTGGCATCAGGCAAAGCCTCGGCCAGTGCGACGCCAGCCGATGCGGCGCTGGTGCGTCTGGCCGCTTTGGCTACCAAGGGCAAAGGCGCGCCGCCGGACATCACCGCCGCCTATGCCGCCCAGCTGGCGGCCTTGTGCGCGCCGCATGAGCAGGCGCTGATTCAGCAGCTCAGTGCCATCGTGGCCGAGGCGGGGGATTTTGACCAGGCGCTGGCCGGGATCGAGGCGCTCAAGGCTGACCCGCAGTGGGCCGAGGCGATGGCGCAGGGCATGGCGGCGGCGAATCTGGCTGGCCGGGCTAACGTTGGAGAGTCAGCATGATGGAACTGCCAAAAATCACCGACAAGCAAGAGTGGTGCTGCGAACGAGGCTGTGGACCCTGCCGGGCAATGGAAACCGATTTTGAGGTCTTCCGGTCTGAAACGCTGGATGGCGAATTGCTCGAAAGCAGGACTGAAAAGGTGTGGGTAAGCCACTGCTGTGGAATGGGGTTGATGCTTTGGGATCGTGATCTTGAAGATTTCGTTGAAACGGCACTGCAAGATACAAAACAGGAGGACAGTCATGGCGTTTGAATTTGAAAAGCTGGCAGCGGTTACGGTGTCATCCAAGGAGTGGGTAGAAAAGCTGCGGCCCCACGAGGTCGCTGAATTTGCAACAGCTGTTGCTGAACGTTTTGACCAGAAATTTGCAGATCGTAACGACATCGCTGAGCAGTTTTCTGCTGGTCTTTCCGAACAGGGCGCCCGCTTCCTGGCCGAAGTGGTAACGCACTTCTATCAGCGGCAGCGCCAGTGATGCTGGAGGAATCATGACAGCATCGCCCGAGCGGCTTCAATTTTCCGAGGCCATCGACTTTTTTCAGCAGAAAATCCGCCTGCCGTCGTCGGGCTGGACGGATATCTGGCAGGAGCAGCACAGCCACGCCTTTGTGGTGGCCGGGGCCGCCCACGATGCGCTGGTGGAGGATTTCTACAACGCCATCCGCCAGGCCAGAGATCAAGGCACGGGCTACCCGGCTTTTCGCAAGCAGTTTGATGAGATCGTCGCCAAGCATGGCTGGGCTCACAACGGCGCGCCGGGCTGGCGCAGCAAGGTGATCTACGACACCAACATCACCCAGGCCTACAACGCGGGCCGGGAGCAGCAGATGCAGGCCGTCAAACACCTGCGGCCCTACGCGGAATACCGCCACACCAGCATCGAACATCCGCGCCTGGCGCACAAGGCTTGGGATGGCCTGATTCTGCCGCTGGACGATCCGTGGTGGGACACGCACACGCCGCAAAACGGCTGGGGGTGCAAATGTCGCAAATATTCGCTTTCTCGCCTGGAGGCGCAGCGCGAGTGGGAGAAAAAAGGCAAGACTGGCCCCGATGAGGCGCCGCCCATCGAGTGGGAGGAGCGTGTGGTGGGTAAAACCGGCAGCGCGCCGCGCACGGTGCGCACGCCCGTAGGCATTGACCCCGGCTTTGCCTACAACCCCGGCAAAGCCTGGCTGGAGCCGCACACGGTGCCGCCTTTGCAAGGGTATGACGCAGTGCTGCAAGAGCGTGGCACGCCCTGGCCCACAGACTTCAAGCCGCCGCCGGTGCCCAAGCCGACCGTGGTGCCGAAAAGTGTGCTGCTGCCCGCCAATACGCCCGCCGAAGCAGCCATCGTGGATTTCCTGGATGTTTTTGGCGCCACGATGCAAGAAGGCGCGGCCTTCACCGATGCCGCAGGCAGTACGCTGGCGATCACTAAGGCGCTTTTTGAGGATGGCGCGGGCGGCGTCGAGTGGCCGGTCGGCACGGCAGCCCGACTGGATCATGTCAACCTGCTGGCCATGACGCTGATTGAGCCGGACGAAATCTGGTGGGCCTGGGTCAAGGACCAGGGTGATGCAGGGCGGTGGCGCTTGCAGCGGCGCTACCTGCGCGCTTTCGAGCTGGACGGCTCGAATGAGTACGGCATGGCGGTTTTCGAGTGGGGCAAGACCGGCTGGACAGGCTCTACCGCCTTCATGGGCGCGCAGAAAACCCCGGCTGACCGCGCCGCATACTTTGACCAGCAGCGCGCTGGCAGGCTGCTCTTCAAAAGGTAAAAACGATGCAATTTTCTATCGAATTTCAGGTGGATCACCTGGTGCGCGCTCTGGAGGCGGTGCGCCTTGAAATCGCCACGCCGCAGCAGATGCTGGGCAGTTTGGGGGAGTCGCTGCTGCGGGTCAATCAGCAGCGCCACAATCAAGGTCTGGCACCGGATGGCTCAAACTGGAAGCCACTATCGCCGATGACTATCGGCACTGATGTCTGGAAATCGCAGAAGGAATCGTTCCGAAAGACGGGCCAGATGAGCCTGGCCACGGCCGAGAAGGTGCAGGCAAAGAAGAGCCGCATCCTTTATGGCAATGGCGATATGCTGGGGAGCTTCAATTACCAGGTGCAGGGAGATGTACTGAAGCTAGGGTTCAGTGACCAGAAGGCGGTATGGCACCATTTCGGCACCGGCACCTTTGGCCCGAGAGGTGCGGCCTACACGATCAGCCCGAAGAAGGCGAAGGCGCTGGCCTTTGGGGGGATGTTCCGGCAGCGGGTTACGCACCCTGGTATTCCGGCCCGCCCGCTCACCGGTTTTCCTTCTTCTGACCAGCTTTTGACGATGGACGTGATCGACGACCATTTGAAGGCTGTATTAAATCGGGTTCGATGATCGTTTGAAGATGGGGTAATTCATGCGGTGGTTTAGGAGTTTTCTCCGAATATCTACCGGATATTTCCTTACATTTACCCCTTTCCTGTCCTGAAATCAGCGTTTCCACATGTTCGGGAAAGTCTTTTCAAAACAAAGGCTTAGGCCAAATTTCCCCGTAGCTGAGCATCCTGTTTCTCATACCTCCCTACTGCGGTGGTCAGGAGTTGCTGCACGGCAGCGTCCTCCAGCCACAAACGCGCTGACGCAATCACACTGACGCGATCAGAAAAAATCTTCAAAAAATTGC